TCTTCAACTTCTTTAGTTACTTTTTTCTCTTCAGCTTTTGCTTCTTCATTTAAGATTTTTTTCCAATCCCAAATGTCAAATCCTTTAGAGACAACACCACCTACTGCTTCACTAATAATTTGTTTAGATTTTAATACATGAGTTGCTGTATCAAAATCAGAATACTGATTAATATATTGAGGGAATAAATGTCTAGCTTGTTTTAAAAATTGAGCTTTATTTCCTTTGCCACTTTTAATAGCGTTATAGTGTTCTTGAAGTGTTTTCATTTTGTTTCAAGTAATGTGATTATCTCTGTTAATTTATTTAATATCAAATCAGTACTATATTTAGTATCTTTTCTATTATTTTCATCTTTATAAAACTCCATTGTGTTAATTTTAGCATCTTTTAATAATGGAATTAAAGTATTAAGTTTATCTTCAATTTTATTAAAATCACTAATTTTATCATTAACAAAACTTTTAGTTTCAGGATCTTTAATATCTAATGAACCAACATATGATTGATCTGATTGGCTTTCTTCTTGCAATTTCTTTTTCCATAAATCTTTATGGTCAATAGCTTTAGATTGTTTATGGAGTTTTTTAGTTGGAACATCTTTCCAACCTAATTTATAATAATAAATATTTTGAGCTCCTTTAGCTTTTTTATTTGGATTAAAAGCGTTTGGAGTAGCATATTGAGCACCTGTTCCAGGAGTAAATGTACCAGCACCTGCTCCAGCACCTGTGGAACTCATTTCACCTAATGCTTTACGAATAAATTCTCTTAATTTATTTTTATTTTCCATTTACTTGCTGAAGTTCTTCTACTAAATCACAATATTGTAATAAATTAACTATATGTTCATTAGTAACTTTATCGTTTTTATTTAATTCAACTAACAAATTTGTAACTTCATTAATTTTAATTTTAGTTACAGGATTTTTAGTTTTTTTATTTAAAGTAACAAGACTATTTTTAAAGCTATTAATTTTAGTGTTATAAAATTCTTTTAATTTATTAGTGTTATCAACACTGTTTATAAATTCTTTAAGAATTAATTTTTTATCAATACTAAAATTAGAATATTTACTGTTGAATTTATCTAATAAAATTTTATAAGTTAAAATACGAGTATCTTTATCGTATTTAGCAAATTCTTCATTAATAAAACTATCAGATTTTTTAGTTTTGATAGCTGAAGAAGTTAAATGTTCTAGTAAAGATAATTTATTATTAATAACTTGCTCATGGATAGATTTTTTATCACTATTGTAAGCTTCTATTAATGTATAAATTGCTGCTTGAGCTTTATAATTAGGTAATTTAGTTTTAAAAAATTCTTCTAAATTATAATGAGCTTTAATCTCATTAATTAGGTTGTATTTTTGTCTTTTAAGAGCTGAACGATTTAATTGTTTAGAGCTTTCTAAAACCGTGTTAATTACTAGTTCTGCTTTACCTTCGGTTAAATTAGTGCGTTTGAGTAAACTATCATATAATTTATATTCTCTGCCTAATTCTGTTTTGTTAAAGTATTTTTTTAAAATAACGGTTGCTTTTGAATTTTGTCCTGATAATGTATCAGCTGTTATTTGTCTGACTAAAAGTTCAAAGAGAATACCCGTATTTTTAAATTTTGAATGTTTAATTAACATTAAAATGTATTTTTATTATAAATATGTAAAAAATTTAATCCCGTAATTGGTTCTCATCAAGTAGCGATTCTTTTGATTTATCTGTTTGAAATACCAATTTTTTTTCTATTTCATTTAAAAATTGTTTATTTTTTAAATAAGTATTTTTTGATTCATTTAATGATTTCATATCAGACATATCATCATTTTTCATGTCTTTTTTACCTAATCTATCTCTACCAAATGGATTTCCTTGAGTATTAATATTTGATACCTTTTCTTCAGGACGACCTAATTTAACATCATCTCCATAACCTGTAGGCACATTACCTGGGTCAGAAACCATTCTTCCTTTACCATATAATGTTGCTAAATCGTGAGGTGTACCATATGATCTACCAGTTTCTAATGGGTCATTACCCTCTTCAGTTACTTGAGCTAATCTAAATTTACGTTTAGCATCTTGTAATATTAAATCTCTATATTCATCAAATTGATCTTCACTAAAATGGAATATATGATGGTAAATCCAATCTGTAGGTAATAATTGGGCTTCCATTATATTTTTAGCTAATTCAACTTTTTCTTTCATTAGCGCTATACGTTCTTGATCATAAATGATAGAAGGAGTAGTTAATGATAATTCAAAATTAGTTAAAGTTTCACCTTTATAACCTTGAGCATACAAATGAACTAAAGCTATTTTATATAATTCAGCTAAAATAATACGTTGAATTCTATCAATTGTACGAGCAAAACGAATATCTTCAGCAGCTAATGTTGCTTTACCTGATAAATCTTTTTCATATCCCATAAATGCTTTAGGTACTTTAAGGGCGGCAAATAATTTATCTCTTAAATAATTAACATCATCCATGCCAGTATATTCTAATCCTTTAGTAGGTTCGATTTTAGTTGTTTGATCATTACCACGAACAGGTATAAAAAAGTCTTCCATCATGTTTTGCATGTTAAACTTTAAATTATATTCACCTGTTTTTTCATCTACATAAGGAGTTTTTCTCATTGTAGCAATTGTTTTCTTCATGAAGTTTTCTACTTCATTAGGAGGAATTGCTCCAACATTAATATAAAAAATACGTTTTTCTGGTGCTCTAACAATTCTATGAATTAACATAGCATCTTCCATCAATGAGTATTGTTTAAATAATTTACGAGCAGGTTCAATGTAAGATCTACCATAAGGTAAATAATTAACATCTGTTAATAATCTAAAGTGAGCCATTTCATAATTATCAAAATATATCCCTGGTAATCCTTCTGTTTTATATGAGCTAGGTAAACTAAATTGACCATATCCTCCACCAACATACCCTTCAGGATTATATTTAAATCTTACAGAAGTTGGACTTTCTTTATCATATCCTTCTTGTCTTTCAATATGATAAGCTGTGTAAGGCAAAACATTATATACACCAAATTTTTCAGCAATTTCTAGTTTTAGAAAGAAATCACCATATTTACACATTTGTCTAACCCAAGACCATAAATTAAATTCTATATTTAAAACATCATAAAATAAATTATATAGAATTTTTTGTATATCTTCATCTGAGCTTCTAATCTGAAGTACTTCACCCATTTCATTTTTTAAAGAACATTCATCTGCTATAATATCAAGAGCTGATGATATAATAGCATCTGTATCCATTACATCATAGTCTGAATATATTTGGGCCCTTAAATACTGGTAATTAACATTTAATTGTTGACCATAAAGTGAGGTGGCGTTAGATGAATATATTCTATTATATCTATCTATTAATGAATTTGTTTCATATCTGCCACTTCTTTGAATAGAGTCAGTATCTATTACTTTAAGTTGATTTCCACCTTCGTTACGAATAACGACATCAGTTGAAAACAATCGTCTTAATCGAGTAAATACACTTGTGTCTGCCATTGTTATTTATTTAAATTAACCAACTAATATCTTCATTTCCTTTGTCAGTAGGCATAGAATATGGATTATCTTTACCTGAAGCAAAGTACGCTCCTTGATATTGAGAAGGTTTTGATATACTGTTTAATGTTGCTTTTGTTAATTCTATTCCTTGTTGTTTATTTTTTAAAGCGGTATCTCTTAAGTACATTCCAATACAATAAGACATAGTTAAATCATCATTGTATCCTGATTGTGCTTCTGCTCTACCATTTTTCCAAATAAATACTTTCATTTCTTCTAATAATCTTTTTGATCTTATAATAACACTATGATCACCTAAATATTCTCTACCTTTATTTATTACTAAAGGACGAGTTCTTAATGATGTAGTAAATCCAGGTGTCATTTTTGAATGATCTTCATATTGATTAAAATATGAATCTGATATTGATGAATCACTTTTAGGTGAATAATATAAATTATTATATCCTCTTTCTTGTATAGCGTCTAAAGCTGCCCAACCAATATTAGCATTTTCTACTACTAATAATGCTTGATTATATTCAGTAGCTATACCAACTAAAAAATATCCAAATTCTTTAGGTGGAAGTTGACCTTTATATTCTGCTACTTGAGCATTAGTTTCTAAATCAAATACATGAAATGCTGAATAGTCTTTGCTATCACCCCGAGCTACGTCAGCTATTACCATATAATTTCTTGTATAATCTGGAGCTTCCCAAACCCATAAATTTTTATCTACTCCACGTCTTTCCATAGGCTCACACACATGAGTAGCCATCATATACTCTATATGATCTTCAAAAAACACTACATCACCTGAGGTAGAAAAATTACAGTCACATTCTTGTGCTGCTAATCTTGGATCACCTAATAATTCATCTTGTCGTTTTCGCCAACTTTCATCACGTTCAGGATGAACATACCAAGGTAATTTTATTGGTAAAAAATCATTTTGTTGTGCTTCTGCAGATACCCAAGTTTGGTGAAACCAATTACCTGTACCAAATGGTGTAGATAATACAATAGCTCCACCACCAGTAGCTAAGGTTTGTTGAGCAGAAGCCCAAATATGATCTATATTTTCTATAAATGCAGCCTCGTCAACTATTAATAAAGATACAGCTTCTGATCGACCAGCATCTGATGCCGCTGATACTGCTTTTACTTGTGAACCATTACTTAATCGTAATGTTAATTTATTATTTTCGTCAGCTGGTACTTTTAACCATGATGGTAAATTATCAAACATAAATTTGACTTTAGTTACCATGTTTTTAGCTGTTTCTTGTTTAGTAGCTAAACAAAGTACGTTTTTATCTTTATGAAATAGCATTAACCATAAAGAATATCCAGCTGATAAAGTTGAAATACCTAACTGTCTAGATTTAAGTACTATAGAATATGGATTATCTCTCCATAATGTTAATACTTTAGCCTGAAATGGATATAAGTTAAAAATAACTCGCCCTCTTTGAGGATGTTGTATATAACAATATTTACGCATAAAATGTGCTGGATCTTTAGCACATTTAATATATTCTTCTCTGATTATTTGTTTTAAATCTTGACTCATAACGCTATAAGAACACCTAAAATTATTGAAAGTACACTTACTCCGTAAGCTAATCTTTTATGTTTTTTCTGTTCTACAATTTTTTCTTCAAGTAAACCAACTTCTTTATCTTTATTTTTTATAACATTAACAAAATCAGTTTCATTTCTTTTATACAAAGTAATTGAAGAATCTTGTTTTAAAATTACAGAATCTTGTTTAGATACTACTTTACTTAAAATAGATATAGAATCTCTAGCTACACCTAATTGTGATTTAGTAAAGTCGTATTCTGTTTTTAAAAGTAAAGCTTTTTTTAAAGCAATACAAGGAACACAACATAAACTATCACTTGAAGATTTCTGTGAACTCACTAGCAGCGGCGCTATTAGTAAGACTAAGTATACGATTATGTTCTTCATTGTATTTCTTTTTATTTTTATCTGCTACTTGTTGTAATTTAGCTAATTCTAATTTATCTTGTTGAATTTCTAGTTTATAACAATTAGTTATAGAATCTAATTCTTGAAGTTGTATATTTCTTTGATTAATATTTGATATTAAAGAGTCATTTTGTCTATGAAGTTTTTCAATTTCATTTTTAAATGAACTATTATCATTATTAAAAATAACAAATTGTTGTATTATTAATACAACAATTAGTATAATGAATATTGATAAATATATTACATTTTTATTTACCATAGACTGATGCTACTAAATCATTAATGCTAACTCCCTTAGCTTTAAATAATTTTTTAACATCATCTCTCTTTATTAATTGAGATAATACTTTAAAATCATCAGAAGATGTCATTTGAGATTTTTTCATCTTCATTAGTTTAGAGACTTTAGCTTCAATACCTTTTCTTAATTTACTATATTTTTCTTCTTCTTCAGGTGATAATTCTTTAGCATATCCTTTACCACCAACTTTTTTAGCTTCTCTTTCAGCAGCGGCTAATTCAGCAGCAGATGGTTCTTCAGGAGCTGATTCTTCTTCTTCTGATTTTTCCCATTCATCTTCAACTTCATCAGCATCTTCACTTTCCCATTCATCTTTTTCAGTTTCAGGAGCAGCAGCTACTTCTGGTTCAACTGAAGCTACTGGTTCTTCTTTTTTAGGTTTAGCAAGAGCACCTGCTTTAACTAATAAATTAATATCTGAATTGATAGCTGATGGTGTATTTAGTCCCAAAGCTTGAGCTAATTCTTCTTGGGTTATACCTTCTTCACCAGCTGAAGTAACTAGATCTACTAGTTTAGCTATGTTTGAATTTTTATATATTTTTAGTGCTAATTCTGCTTTTCTAGCGTCACCTATTTTAATTTTAGCAGCTATACGAGCCATTTCTTCTATTTCAGCTTCAGCTACTTTAGTAGCTATTGTAACTGGTTTTCCTGAAGCTTTGGCTTGTTTGATAGCATCTGTCGCTATTTGAGAATTATTTTCTCCTTGACTTTTTAAAGCTGATTTAACAGCATTAGGATCACTATTTGCTGTTACGGTAACATTCTCATTAGTTGTTAATTCATTTATTATTTCTTCGCGAATGAAGTTATATAAGTCTGTGCGTTTCATTTTAAAATAAGGTTTTGTTATAAATATTATAAATTCAAATAAGATCTTATTTGCTTAAGTCTATCTTCATTAGTACCAGATATAATACCAAAGTTTTTAATTTTATGTAAATTGTTAGAACATAAAAATCTAATAGTATTATCTATTGTTAGTCTATAATTAGAATCAGTTGTTCTAACATTATTATCTTCTAATTTAACACCAGAAGGAGTAACATAAAATATCCAATCATACTCTCCTATAAATCTAGAAGCATAATCTTCAAATAATTTTTTATCATCATTAGATATTGATAATGCATTTAATGTAAAAGCTATAACATCTATAACTGTTCTATCAGTTATAATATTATGTTGAATCAATTCAGAACAACGTTCAGCTAAGAATATTGATTGACCTTTTAATGTACTATCAGTATTTAATGGGATACCTAAATCACGTAAATACTTTGAACGTTCAGTTCTAAAATCATAGTCTTTAAATTCAGGAAATTCTTTCAAAGAATTAACCAATGTAGTTTTACCTACACTTACAGTTCCACAAAAACCTATTTTCATATTAATGTCTCATTTTAGCAGTGCCACTTTTATACCATGGTAAACCAACACTGTCTTTTTTAATTTTTTTAAATTCGTCTTTAGAATATTGAAAACCATTTACGTGGTATTCTTCTTTACCATCTGGGTGTATTACAGCAGGACCATCTGGGTTATGTAATTTACCATCACAAACATAACGAATAGTTCCATCTGGTGATTTGTAACGTTTGGTTTGAAATTTTGGATCTTGATGCATATATTTTTATTTTAATATAAGAAAAAAGGCCTGGTTTCCCAAGCCTTTTATTTTTTAAGAGTTGATTTGTTTTTAATCTAATTAAACTTAAAATGATAAGTAAATACTGGAGGTTTTGGAGATTTTGAGGTTTGTATAATTTTTTTGATTTCTTCTGAATTGGAGTTTAATTCCTTAGCTAATTCATCTACGGTTAAACCTTCACCTCCAACAGATTTAAGTTTGTCAAATATATCTTTTTCTAGTCCACTTAATGGAGTATTTTTAAAATGTCTGGAGATAGTAATTTTTCTACCCCAATCTATAGATCTTGCTACTTCTTCAAGTTTTTTTTGGCTTCGCTTTCAGTGATCAAACCAGCTAATTTTTGCATTCTGATGAATGATTCATTAAGATTTTCTTCTAATTCTAGATCGTCATCATCAACATCACCATCACCATCAATATCAGTTGTATCAGTTGGATCTTTAGGAATAGCAGTCATACCATCTTTTGCTTTAGCAGCTCCAAGTGGGCGACCACGCTTTAATAAACCTTTAACACGTTTTCTTAGTTTTTCAATAAATTCAGCACCTAACATTTCCAATTCATCTTCAGTTGGTTCATAGTTAGCATCCGCTTCTAATTTTGAATTAACAGCTTTGGCCATTAATGTTTTTTCAGATGTAGGACGACCTTTAACACCACTAGATTCAGGTTTTTCTTTTTTAGGTACTTTTAATCCTGTTTGTTTGAATAAACCAGAAGCAATAAAATCCACCATTTTCTTTTGGATTCCTTGTTGTTGCATTCCTAATTTTTTAGCTAAAGTGGGACGATCAATTCCTGCTTCACCAGCATTTTGTACTGCTTGAATTAAACCTTCAACCCAAGTTCCGGCGTGAAATTCTTTAGCAGCTTCAGCAGCTTCTTTATCACCAATAGTTATCATAATAGGAATACGAGCCATTTCATCTAGCTCAGTTTCTACCATTTCGCGGATATATTTTCTTAATTTATTCATTGTAAAAAATTAAATTCTATTATACATATGGCAAAATTTAGAAACTTTCAATAAAATCCGGATATTTTTCTGTTTTGTTTTGCAATAATAAATCTTCGGCTACATAAATACCTTGCGCTCCACTTACTGTAATACCACGAGCACTTAAAGCATCTCCTACAAAATGCACATTTGGAAAATCTACTAATGATAAATTATTATAATTAACTAATGGTTCAGGAGATAAATACTTTACTTCAGGAATATAAATTCCATAATCATCACCAAATCCAAATACTTTATTCATATCATCAATAAAATTGACAACATATCTAAAATATGGGTCCATTACTTCAGCAACTTTAATTAAATAAAGCCAATTAACTTGGGTAGCAGATACTGTTGAACCTTCAGATGTTAATCCTGGTTTGCGAGTATCACCAGGTGAATAATATAAACCTGTTCCATCTATTTGTAGTTTAGATACAACATTTCTACTCCATTCAAATGGATCTTTAATACCTTTAATTTCCATTAATATACCAAAATTAGTCATTTGGTTTTCAAATTCTTTACCTTTTTTGGCATGACCATTATAAGTGACATCTCCATAAGTTTCTTCAACAGCAACATAAGCAGCGTTATTATTAGTGCAAAAGCTACGCAAAGATACGTTATCAAATTTTTGATAAAGTTTAAAATCATAAGATATATCAATTAGTTTTTGGAAATATTTTTGTGGTGCTTCAAAACGTACTCCAATTTGAACTGATTTAGGTTCAGTTGGTAATTTATAATCATTTGATAATTGTTGGGCGAAATCAATACCTGATTTGCCTACAGCAAAAATGAGTTCATCATATTTAAAATAATCATGTCCTAATACTATTTCATTTGTGGAAAATAATATTTTAGTTACTTCAGTATTCCATAAAAATTTAACACCCTTATCAACTAAATATTGGTACCACGCTTTAGCAATTTCATGTAAGAAATTAGAACCAATATGCCATACTGGGAACATTCTTAAACCAAAATATGGTTTAATAAATTCAGGTTCTTCTTGTGGATCAGAACAAAATATTTCATCTGGTTTAGGGTGAAAACGTTTAAAGTTATTAATAACTTGATCCATCAATTCCATTGCTTTTTCTTCACCACAGTATTTAGATAATACTCCCCCAATTGCAGTATGGTAAGTTAATTTACCATCACTCCATCCTCCAGCACCTAACATACCTGTCATTACTTCTTCAGGTAAGCGATTGTGTGGATCATTACCTTTGTCTATGATAGTGATTAATTCACCCGGATATCCATTATCAACTAATTTGGTAGCAGCATTTATACCTGCTACACCAGCACCTACTATTACTATTCTTTTACTCATTTATATGTTTATTATTTTATAAGGTTTATTATATTTTTCACAAAGTGATAAGCTTTTAGCTGTTCCTTTACTTATTCTATCCCAAAATGCAATAACACAATCACAATTTTTAATTATATCTTCATTACGAATAAAACCAGCACGTTTACCATATTTTTCCCAATCAGCAGGAAATATTAAGGTTTTTATATTGTTTTTAATAGCCCATTTTTCACCTAATGAATCTGCTCCTTTAGCTGCACCGCTTACTACTAATGTAATTTTTGGTTTATATTGTTCTAAAGTAGAAACTAATAAATTATAATCATTAAAAGTTCTACTACCTATAATAGCTAACTTCATATCACCCATTCTGGTTTATTATTTAATTTTTTCCAATCTAATTTTTTAACTTTTACTTTATCTAATATATAAAATCTTTTATAAGCTTCCAAAGTATTAGATCCTTTAAATTCATCAGGCATACATTGTGGAGGAGCTACAAATCCATTATCTGGTATATTAGGTTCATTTGTTTGTAACCATTCTAATACATCTTGTGTTTTATGTTTTTTACCATAACGTTTAGTAAATTCATAACATACTTCTAAACCATGTTTAACTAACCATCTATAATGTTGTATAGATTGTCTTGTCCAAATAGTTGATGGATGATTTTTATGGGCTCGTTTGTATGGAGCTTCTCCACCTGTTTCCCAATGTGCAGTACAACACATTTGTGCACTTTCAATTTGCATTTTTCTAATGTGATCATCTGCTAAATCACGAGCAGCAATGATTGGATCTTCATTAATATAGAATATATTCATAACCTTTGTTTTACATAAAAATAAAAATGGCCTCCTAGGAGGCCAAATTTTAAATTCATTTAACTTTATTTTTTTAATTTTTTCTTATATTCACTCTCAGTAATTAAACCAGCAAGTTTTTGCATGTGAAGATAAGATTCATTTAATTCAGTTTCTTCTAATCCAGGACCGTTTTCAGGAAATGTTTCATCAATATTTGTTTCATCAATACTTACTTCATCAACGATTTCCTTTTTTTCTTCATCAGCTGGCTTTTCAGATTTTTTGCCTTTATTTTTTATCTTTTCAAGTTGCTTTTCATATTTAGCTAAACTTTTTTCAAGATGTTTAATTTCTTTTTCAAGTTCTTTTACTTTTTTCTTATCAACCATTTCTTTCATAGTTTCATCTAAGCCTTCCATGTTGATCATTTTTTTACGATTATCAATCGCTTCTTGACAAGCTTTCATTTTAGCTTCTAAAGCAGCCGTGTCACCAGCTTCATCAATATTTTTAACATATTCTTGAATTGATTCACGAATAAGTTGTCTTAATTTATTATTCATATTTTCTGTTAGTTTAATATTTTGTCTTAAATTTTTTTCAAGGTTTAATTCATCAACATCTTTTTCACTAAGTCCTAATTCTGAGAAGATTTTACTTAGTGCTTTATCAATACTTAAATTTTCTGTTCTTTCTATTTTTTTAAGTAATCTACTAAAGTCAGGATCTTGAATGGCTCGTTTTACACTACCTTTTGATTTTACAAGTTCAATTGCTTTTTCAAAATTATCCATTCTTATATATTTTTAATTTTAGAATACCTTTACCTTTAATAACTCGATGCCAGTAGTGTCTTGGTATAACTATATGATTTTCCAACAAAATCGGCAATTCATTATCAAATTGGAATTTCCAATCTGTTTTATCTATAATTTCTAATGTACGATCTTCATTATCACGATGCCACATAAGTTCAATAGGATCTATATTTTCGTCAAATTCACGAATAATATATTCATCTGTAACTTCTATGTCTTTATACGGATGGCTCATCTTCTTTAGGCATAAACCAATTTGAACACCATTTACTAGGATCTTTTATTTGATTACCTTCATCATCAATTAATTCTGAGGTGCCTTTATATTGTTGGTATTCTTCATTAGAGCACATATGCTTTTCATCTTCTACATAGTAGTATTTACATACATGGCATCCAAAGCCTATTGGAGAAAACATATAAGGAGGATATTCTCCTTCTTCATTATGTTCTTTTAATCTATTTTTGAGTATCCACTCTGTTATACTAAAATCTTTTTTCATTTATTTAATATTACTTATTTCAATTTTATTATCAATTATATTTACTTCAAATCCAGATGGAGATAAATTTTTATAATATTCTAAATAAAAATTAATTTTATCAAAATTATTATTTTCTTTTAAAGATTTATACCCTGAGCCATAAGGAGCAGCTTTGTTAGTATCTTTAAAAGTTTTAGGGTCTAAATTTTCTTTTTGTTGATTTAATCGTTTAGTTTTTTCTTTAGATGCTTCTTTTTTTGCAGTAATATATTCTAATCCTTTTTTTAAACGAGCTTTAGTTTCAGGATCTTTAGCATTCTGGTATGCTGCTCTAACACGTTGGTGAATTAAATTAATTATTTGTGACTGACGAGCGTGTGGTTTAGATTTGAATGATGCTTTGGATAAAGTATCTTTTATATCTTGAACAGTTTTAAATTTTATACGTACTGTATCTGTTGGGTCTTCGTCTGTGTATAAACGACGGTCTGATCCTTTAGGTTTTTTACCTGTACCAGTTTTAGGATCTCTTTCAGTTAAAAGTTCTGTTAATATATCTATTAACTTAATCATTTTGTTTTACCCCATTTTTTACCTTTACCAGGTGATTTACATTGAGCTGGTGTAGGACGACATGAAGGATATTTAGCACGTTTTTCACCTTTTTGTCTACCACAAGCTTTACATTTTCCATCTTTACAAGTATTGCAATCAACCCAACCACCTGTTTTACCAGGTGCTCCTTTGCGTTTAAACCAAGTACGAAGAGTTTCTTTTTGTGCTTCAGTTAATTCGTCTTCTTTTAATCCTTTCCAAATTTTACCTTTGCGGCAACGTACAATAGCACCTGATTTATAAGCAGAAGGTTTATCAAATTTACGATCGGCAATTCGTTTACAACGATCTGCTTTTTTTTGTTCTTCTAAAAGAAGTTGTTTAAGTATGTCTATTAATTTCATTAAACACCTACATTTACTAATTCAGGTTTAGCTTTATATGCTTTAATACCTTGAATTTGTTTAATTTTTTCAATTATACTAGCAACTGTTTCTTCATCAAATTTACCTTTCTTTAAATAAGGATAAGGATCAATTTTAACTGTTAGAATATTATATGCTCTATTAGGTCTAGGTAAACGAGGTTGATAATCTTTAGCGCTTATAGTTGTAACTCCGGTTATGGATCTAATGTCCGAGAAAGCTTGAGATTGACTTTTTACATTAGTATTAACAATTAATAAACCTTGAATTTTATATAATTGAGAAGCAGATTCTACTTCGTGTAAAATTTTACGAATTTCTTCCTTAATTATTTTTTTTAATTTAGGTATCATTAGTTTAAACACTTAAGTTTATATAAAGTAGAATTAACTAAAGTAACTATTTCATCCACTTGATTATCTAAATAAGAATCAGTAATGTCTTGACGTAATTCAGTTATAGTACTACATAGTGCTTCAAAGTATTGAATTACTTGTTGTTTGTTAGTATAATTCATTATATTAAAACCACAATATCCATTCATAATTCCATATTTACCTTGATAGCTTTCTACAAAACCATCAACTAAATCTACAATACCATCATAATAATCATTTAATGCTTTATGTTCAGCAAATGATGTGGTTTGTAAGTGAAACACATGAGCTTGTGTTCTTGAGTGTAGTAAATAAGATACTAATTTTGAGCAATGTTCCATAATTTTATTTTTACCAATATCCTGAAAATGTTGATTTGAATCCTAATAATTTAGCATAACGAGGTAATCTACAAGACCAATAACCAGGTTTTGTTCTATCTTTTTTATTAGCACAGTCATGGCGTTTAGCAAATGCTTGACGTGCTTTAGGATTATTAAGTTTTGCTCTTAATCCTCCACCTGCCATTCCAAATGATACTTTTTTAACGCCTCCACCTGGTTTACGGACATAAACATAAAACTTCTTTGAACCACCACGTTTTGGTTTTCCAATTGGTGGGTTTTTCTTTTTCTTTTTAGCTGTTTCGTTTAATCTTAAAAAGCTAACATATTCATCATACATGTTATAACCTCTTAATATGTTTTCTATTCGATTAGGATTTTTATCAAAAATTGCCTGTTCAACATCAAAATACATATCCATTAACATATCAGACTTATCTTTTGCTAATTCAGCATCTGCTTTAATTTGATTTAATAAATCATCATATGGTAATACTTCAATAGCTTCTTCTAACATTGGTAAATCTAAAGGAACTTTTTGACCTTCATAAATCCCATATTCACCTATATTAGTTTCAGTTAAAATTTCTTTATCTAAATCATTAACATGAATAGCATTACGAGAATATAAATAACGAGCTTCAGCCCATAAATTTAAAAATGCATCTGATCCATATCTAAAAGTATTTTCAGTAAGTGCTAATTTATTGTCAACATGATATTTCATGTTTTCAGTCATAGTAATCTTAGCATTTAAACTTTCGTTAAGTACAGGACCAGAATTATTGTTATCTATATTACAACCACAATCTAGAGGAGTTGATAACACCTCTTTAATTAAACGTTTTATAAGATCAGCGTGTTTCATGATGATAAATATTATCCAAATATTGCTTCTGGGTTGATAATTATTTGAGCTTGATTAATAGCTACATTATCTAATACAGTTTTGGCATCAGCTTGAGTTAATTTATTTTGAGTAATTTGAGTATATTTAATATCTCCATTTTCAGTAACATCAACCATATATCCTCCATCACCGGGTTTAGTAGTTATTTTAGTAGCTATAATTTTTTTAATCATGATAGCTGACGCTTCTTCAGTATTAAAATCTCCAGATATATTTAAAGCTGAGGTTAATGTATCTACTTTATCATATATGTTTTTAATGAGACCATATTTTTCTGATAAAAGTCTTAACTCTTGGTTTGAGCTAAAATCTCTTAAATTAGAAAAAGCTTTAATAATATCTCCTCTTGAAAAATTCAATGAACTAGCTTCTTTAGAAGGTTTTTCTGATTTTTCTAATGTAGC